TGCTGTGCCTGCACCTGGGCCAGCAGGGCGGCGTAATGATTTGCCGTAGAAGAGGCTGAACCACTTCCGCTGTCAGAACCGCTGTCGAAATCTGAATCTCTTTTTTTGTACCCTACGTATTGCCAATCAGAAGGCTTGCTTGGTTTTTGCGTCGTAGCTTGCCAGTTCGGATTGTTCCCCACCTGGCTTACAATCGGCCTGCCACCCATTCCCATTGTGCCCGGAGCCGTAATGGTTTTATATTTTTTTCCGTTTACGGCATTCGGCGTTCCGCCCGTACCTGCTCCACGTACATACATACAAAATCAAACTCCTTTCCCAAATGACCAGCCCGGGCTTTCTCCGGGCGGGCTTTTTCGTTTCATCGCTCCGCCTGCGCCGCGCCCAGCGCCTGCAGCTTCTTCACAAGGTCGCTCACATAATTCGCGCCGCGGCTGGCAAAGACGCCGGTAAGCGCAACGCCCAGCCACGCCGCGTTGAAGCTCACGCCCAGCGCGGCGTAAAAATCCGCCCCGGCGCTGAAGCACAGCGATACGCCCAGCGCCACGGCTCCCGCCTGCGTGGCGGCGGTTTTCCACTGCTTTTCAAGAATCGCTTTGCCGAAGGTCTTGGCGTATTCCACCAGCGCCTCCACCGTTACGGCCATCATAAGTACAAGTACGGTCCTGTTCATTGCCGTTTTCCCTCCATCCATTTTTCCAGATCGCTGATGCGGTGGTTCGCCACCTTGATCTGTTCCTCCACAACGGGCATGCGCCGGGCAAAGCCGTTGTGCTCCCGCACCTCCCGCGTCAGCTCGTCCAGCTTTGTGTCCGTCACGGCCTGCGCTGTGGTGATTTTGTTCTCTGTTCGCCGGGCGGCTGCCGTATTGGTAATTACCACGCCAACCAGGGACAGCACGCCCGTGATGAGCGCGACGATGATGTTCTCCATCGCCTTACACCCCCAACGCAGTTTTGGCCGATTCAATACGCTGCAGGTATGCACCCGCCTGCTGCTCGGCTCTCTGCGCACGCTGTGTGGCCGTGTCACGCTCCTTTGTGAGCTGTTCGACCTGAGCTTCAAGCTCGGATGTATCGTCGCCCGAGCCTCCTTGCGCCACGCAGGCCGCGAAGGCGTCGCCCGGGGAAAGTGTCACAAGCTGGCAGCGGTCGGCCAGCACGGCGGCGTAACGCTGCACTCCCGCCACGAAGATGCGAACCCAGCTGTATCCGCCGGAGCTGCCCACCTCGGCCTGCACCGGGTAGCACACGCCCTCGGTCAGCTTTCCGCCGTTATAGTGCTTGTCCACCGCATTCACATCGGGCGCGGTGAACACCTCACATTTGCCGCTCGTCACTTCCAGAAACTTCATGTCGCTGTCCTCCGTTTCGTCGATTGCTTCACCGTATGTACCCACGGCGTTGGGGTGCCCGGTGTATGCCGTTGGGTCAAGCCCCGCCCCGGCGGCTGTGGCCCGCACCTCGAAATGGCAGTGTGCAAAGGGCGGGCTTGCCAGCGCCGCGTTGCCCGTGCTGCCCATCACCGCCAGCGCGTCGCCGCTTTCCACCCGCTGACCCACGGATACCAGATTCCGCGCGTTGTGGCAGAAATACAGGCAGTTCACCGCGTCCGGCGTCTGGCCCGCGTCCAGCTCCACACACACGTACCAGCCCCATTCCCACGTTTTGCTGCCCGTGGACCTGTCCACCTTGCGGGCCGTAACGACCCGCCCGGAAATGCTTTTGCCCTTGTAATCGGGCATCCGGATGGTGGTGCTGTCCAGCCCCTCCTCGTCGCTGCCGCCATGCCAACCCTTGCCGTTGTTCCGGGTATAGCCCCACCGGCTGTACCCGTACCGCACCCGCACGCGGCCCTTAAAAATTGCCATACGCCATGCCTCCTTTACAGCCCCAGCGCGGCAAGCTGCTGCTCGATGTAGGTGCGCTGCTCCAGCTCGGCCACAAGGTGCATTTCTTCAACGACCTGCCCGGTGGCAATGTCTGTTTTGCTCACGCGCTTTTTGCCGATGCTCGCCACAAGGCAATAGTGCTGGTACAGCGTGTCGTAGATAATATCGCCCTTTTTTATACCTTTGGCCGGGTCGTCCGCATCAGCCGTTCTTGTCAGTCGAATCTCTTCAGTCGCGGCTTCGTCCATAAAAGCAGCCTCGAACTCGGCCGCTGTCATGGCATCTTCGGACATGTGGATTTCCATGCGGCTGCGGGCGTTCGGGCTGCTGCTCGGATAGATTGCCGTACCGTCAAGCGCACCATATTCTTTTCCATTTTTTAAGGTTATTTTCAGCATTTTTCGTTCCTCCGTTTTAAATCAAATAGCAGCCGTTCATCTGAATAACGGCGTTTAAGCCTCTCGACGTAGCGCCAGAATCTACTTCTAATATCAGATAATAATTTCCGTTGGCCGAGTTTATGGTAAAAAGATCACCGGAGCCATAAGTAACGTCATACCCGCCAAGCGTTTCCCCGGTGTCGTGATATATAAGGCGTTGAACCCAATTCCCATTGATGTCGCCAAGAGACACCGCTATTTTTGAAAAACTGTTTGTGATGTATGCGCGCAGCGCCGAAAAGTACAGTTTTGAATAGCCTACCGAACTGAACGGCCCGAGTATCGCGCGGCCCCATCCGCGTTCAGTACCGCCGAATGCGTCCACTTTGATATCGGAGCCGTTATTCGTGACGGTAAAATATGCGGCAAATCCAAGGTTCTGCGTCTTTGCCACTGGTATCCCAGGGTATACCTTCTGCTGCCGCTGCCACACAAGCACATCGTTGAAATAATACTTTTTTAACTGCACATCGTTAAACCGGATATAGCTCGACTCGGGGATAAGCACATCATTTTGGCGATAACTCACGTCGTTCTCCCCCTCAACTGTAATACACCCATAGATCTGTACCATTCAGCCCCATGGAAAGGTTAGACGCCCGGCCCGCAGTTGTCGCGTTGTCCGCGTAAAGAGCGGCATAATATTTGCGCGTGCCGTCTCTGTTGTTCGTGCCGGTAAACGGGAAATACCAGGTATTTCGATTGTTCGGGCCGGGGTTATCCACGACAGGAGCAAGTCCCGCAAGTTTTGACGAATCAGCTGCTTTCTCTGTTTTCCCCAAGGCCCCCACAAGGGCGGCAGTAAGCTGCAAGATGGCCGCTTCGCTTCCATCGAACGTGGCTACAACTTCTCCCGCGGCATTTTTCAGGGTGAGAGCATTTGACACTTTTTCGGCCTCATCCACCACGCCGTCGCCGTCCGCGTCGTATGTGGCCTTGTCCATTTTCGCCACAATCTCTGGGCTGCGTGAGCCAATCAGCTCCGTCATCCGTACCTCGATCTCCCCGCCCGTCATGACGGTGAGCGGCCCGGCGGTGTTGTCAATGTCCAACGGGTCGGTGGCGTAGGTTTCAGGGGTGGCAAGCTGGTAGGCTACTTGGACCGGAGTTCCTGCGGCTTTTTGGGCGGCGAGGTAGGCTTTCAAGGAATCTACGTCAGTAAATAGCGCTTTCCAGCGCAGATAAAGCGCAGTGTTCCAAGCGCCAACCCCTTGATTGGTATTGTTCGCGAGAATACTGATTACTGGAAAATGAGACGAGAAACCAATTAGTTTACCGCTGTTACTCTGAAGCGAATTTAAGGTGAAATATACTTCGCCTCCTTCAGTTGGTTGTCCGGCCTTCCAATCCTCCGTCCCATCCAGCTCCACAAAGCCCACATTGTACGTCACAACGAGCTTTTCAGCGCTTTCGTAGTCCTGCCGCGTGACGCACTTATCCTTGACATCGCCCACGCGTCGCAGCGGGCGCGGAATCGGCAGCTCGGTAACATCATCGTTTACCGTAACGGACGATATACCCGTGAGCGCCACAGGAGCCTCCGTAGTACCGCCCTGCGGGGTTTCGCCGTAGGCAGTTATGGACGCGATACGATTCGTCCCCGCGTAGGCGATTTGTACCGGCGCGCCGGACGCCTGAAATGCATCTCCCACGACCGCCGCATTCAGGTTGTCCACCTGCTGCTGCAGCGCCGTGGCAGGATCTTCGCCGAGTTTCCCTTTCAGGTCGTCGAACCAGGCGTCAAACTCAGCGGACTGCCGAACGATCTGCGCATTTAATGCGTCGGTCAGCTCGGTCAAAATCTGCTGGGCCTGCGCATGCAGCGATGCCGTGGGAATGCCCGTTACGCCGTCGCGCATCAGCCCACAGTATTCTTCGTTGAGGCGCTGGTCAGTGATGGCGCTGGCGCTGATGCTGATGACACCTGCACCGATCAGGACCGTGGCGATATACAACTCGTCGTAATTGGCGTCGCGTACAGGCGGTACCACGATGGGGGCGGAAGATGGAGCGCCTTTTTTTACCACGATCTCGGCGCGATTGTTCACCTTATCGAGCCGGCATACAATTGCGTCGATGCGCTTGAGTGCGCCGTCGGCGGGGTCCAGAGCGAGAGTGAGTGCCTGCTCCTGCAAGGCGGCTGTACCCCAATAGTCCGACCACTTGAGCCAAGCAAGGCCGGGGGAAACGGATACGGACAGGCCGCTTTCGCCGGGGGTAACCGCGAGGTTTCCGTCAGAGGAAAAAACGCCGCGCGTGCGCGTGGCGAGATAAGTGCCCATATCCTTGGCTTCGTAGGGCGTATTGTCGAGAGGAAAACAGATCATCGGCTCAAAGCCTCCTTTGTAAGGTTGAAGTCCGAGAGCACCGCAGTAACCTTTTTGCCGGTACTCTCGTAGATAGTGCGAACAGCCGAAATACGCGCGGACAGCCGTAGGCCGTACCGGGTGAGCTTGAGGGGCACGATATCGCCGAGCGCGTAGTCTCGGCCATACTCCATCAGTCCCTGGCCGATGGACGCATCGACTTCCAGCGTTTGCAGGTTCTCCGCCAGTTTTTCCAGCCCGCGGGCCTGGAGGGCGGCCGCGTATTCCTCGTCGGTATAGGTGGCCTCGGTGTATGTATAGCCGCCGCTGCCGTCCGGCGCGGCGATTTGGTAGGTCGTGCCGATGTCCTTGGCATCCACCCACAGTTCCCGCAGATCGTCGCCGGTATACGCGCCGAGGCTCGCCGTCACAATCTTTCGGTTCACGCCCTCGCCTTGCCCGCCGATGATCGCATAGTTTTTCCAGCCATCCGACCCACGGACAATTTTAAGGCTGGATATATTGTCGATGTCGTCGCCAAAATAGCCGTTGTACCCGGCGCCCTGCGTGCGGTCTACGCCCTCGTAGACCTCGAAAGCCTCTGTACCCGTATCAGGCGCAAACACCTCCCGAAAGCCCAACCCTGACGCCGTAGCGAGGGTGATTTCGGCATCCAGCACACTGCCCCAAGTGATTTGCGTATTGAGAGAGACCGCGATGCCTTTGGCCGCGCCTGTGATGCCGGGCAGTCCCCGGCGGTGTTTGGTTGTGAGGGACAGCATACCGGCTTCGGCGTTGTGCACCTGTTCAGTGGCCATAACGACACGGTCCGCCCAGCGGGCTGCGGATAACACGGCCCTCACGGTGAGTTTGGCGTCCTTTCCGTCATCGTCTATTTGCGTTTGGCGGATGATGGCGCTTTCAGGCTGCTCCGTGCAATACAGGCGGTTGCCGTCAACCAGCAGCGCGCGATTTTTCTCTGTGGCGCTGCATACCAACTTTACTTCGCCGGCGTCCTGATACTCAGAAAGCCATTGCAGGCTGCGGATATCTTCCACAAGCCCGATCCGCTCTCGCTGACTGCTATATACATAGAGGGTCATATCCCGGGAACCACCCCTTTCGGCATGATAATCTGCACGCGCAGTCCCTCCCGGTTGTTGGCCGCGTCGCAACGGATGGTATTCGCTCCGGGAGCCATCTGCATATTGAGATCGCTGCCGACATCCAGATATTTGAAGCCGTTAGCTTCGGTGCCGTCCGGGAACTGGAGCGTAACGCCTTTACGGCCATAGACAGTTGAGACCGTAATTTTTTCGCCGGCTGCCATCACCTTATTGATTTTGATAAAGGTGCCGCGCTCGACATGGTAAAATTCAGGGTCTGTTACTTCAGTGGCTGCGGTGAATATGACGTCAAATTCCATCGCAGCCGTGCCGTCGTTATTTACGACGGTGAACAGGCTGTCCGAATATTTGGATATATACCAGGTGCCTGCCAGCGAACACGGGAATTGGAACAGCTTCGTAAGGCCCGCGACCTGCGCGCTGCCGTCCGCCGTACTGCGCCAGTATGGGTAGGGGCAATGCAAGACAAATTGAAAGTCCTGCACAACAGAGCCGTCGGAAAATTCCGGCGTCCGTTTCGGCGCGCCGTCGATGTACCAGCTCTCGCCGTTCTGGATGACGGTCAGACGCCCGGTCACGCCCGGCAGCACACAGGCCAGGATTCCGCGGCGGTTCGCCTCCACCGCGGCGAGGACCGCGCCGTTGATGGTGATGTCTCTCGGTTGCACGGATTGATTGCTGATGGTGCTGCCCACCTGCCCGGCCCCTTGGGATTCACTGACAGCGACATCGTTGCCCGAGGCGCCGGTGATGGAGGTGACCCAGAGTGCGCTGCTGTGTTTGCTCAAGAATGTGATACTGTTGGCGCCGGACGCATATGTAACGATAGTGTCCCTGTTCATGGGTTTTTCCACCGGCTCCTTTCCAACAGATTTTCAGCTTCGCGCGTAAGCTCGCTTTCTGACAAACTGTCATGTGTATTGATAGTTTGGTAAAAATTTGTTGTCCCGCCATAACCTCCTGCATAGGCAAGCGCCGGAACAGCCGGGTGACCATAGCGTAGCCCCATCACTATATCGGCATTCATAGCGCCCGAGGTAAGTTCAGAGATGCCGCGCATGGCTTTTGAGATGGGACGTGTATTCCTTTCGATACCCGCGGCGATACCCAGCGGGATAAATTTGCCGACCTCGTCGCGCATAAGCTTGGATGGAGATGCAATTCCAAAAAAACTTTTAATGGCGTCAAGTGCTGAACGAGCGATATTAACCGCTGCATCCCACAATGCTCCTGCCATGGCGCCGATACCATTGATGAGACCGCTGATAATGTCTTTTCCGAGTTGGATCCAGTCTGTTTCCAGAATGGTATTCCACAGCATTCCCGCGATTTCGCCTGCAGCGGCAATAATATCCGGCAGAGCGTTTCCAATTCCCTTGATTAAATTGACGATCATATCGAATCCAGCAGAAAGAATCTGCGGGAAATTTTGAATAAGCCCTTTCACCATGGATAAAATCGCCTGAGCAGCAGCCACAAGCATCTGTGGCAGGGCTTGTCCTATTCCGTCGATCAGCGACATGAGTACATCTGTGCCGGTCTGAATGCACAGCGGGAAGTTCGCCACGAATGTGTTTATCAGTGTTGTAATGATGTCGAGTGCCACCTGAAACACCTGTGGGAGAGATGACGATATCCCGCCGATGACCTGCGTGAGGATTTCTCCTCCCTCTTGGAGCAATTGCGGCCACATTGTGGAAAATCCCGTGCACAACTGTGCAACAATTCGTTGAGCCGACGCAAGCACTTGCGGCAGACCTGATGCTATAGCGGCCCGCATTTGAGGAAGAAACTCCATGAAAGCCGAAACCAACTGCGGCAAGGCCGTTTGAATGAATGTTACAAGCGCGCCGGGCAACGCGCTGATAATATTCCATACTGAGGGCAGCAAATTTCCGACCAAAAAAGTGGTTACGGTCTGTGCGAGCGCTTGCAATGCAGGGCCTACATCCTGCCCAAGCGTAAGTTGACCGAGCACATTTTTGAATGCGGCCTTCATAGATGCGAAAGAGCCGGATATCGTGGATGCGGCCTCCTTGGCCGTCGTACCCGTAATATCCAGCTCTCCCTGTATTACATGAATAGCGGAGTAAACGTCGCTCAGATTATTGATGTCGTATTTTACTCCGGTGATTTTCTGTGCGTCAGCCAGCAGGCGCTGCATTTCAGTTTTTGTGCCGCCATACCCGAGCTTGAGGTTGTCTAACCATTTATTACCCCCGGTTTCCCGGTATTAAAAAAGCCACACGCATCCTCTGCGCATGGCTTTTAGGGATTAGACTATATCTTCAACTTTTTCAAAAATCCAGCCTTTCCGATCGTGGGAATTGGGGTTGCCTCTATTCTTTCTGGAATGCTTTGTATAGCGTTTTCCATACTCTAATACGCTATCGCCGCACCCGAAATAATTAGCAGCCTCTTGTCTGGATTCAAATAGGATTGTTCGGCCGTCGAGATGTGTAGCCCTAACCTTCCGTTTCTTGTTTTTGATGCGTGAGTGGTATCCATACGACAAAGCGTTTTCAGACGGAGTGACCCACCGCAAATTAGAAACATCATTGTTTGAACGGTTCCCATCTATATGGTCTACCCAGCATTTTGTTTCGTCGCTTGGTTTGTCAAGAAAGGCGTTTGCCACAAGTCTATGGACATGCTTGCTTATCGTAATTCTGCAATATCCACCATTTTTGCTTAGCACCATTATCTGTCCTGTGCTATCTTTCTTAACTCTGCCTTTGTTACTGACTGAGTATCCCGGTAAATCGGGAATCTGTTTCCAAATCTCCACGGCTTTAAAATCCTTTTAGAAAAAGTTGGTGCGCACTTCCAACGCCGTACCAATAGACGCTGTACTCGGTGACGAACCGATAGTCGTTTGACCTTCTATACTGAATATCATATCTTAATTTCATCTGTTATGCAAGTATAATTTTGATACAGTATAGCTTGGCACAGGATAACCATGCTGTAAAAGCCATAAACAGTTTAGGCTTTCCCTGTTAGCAAGGACATCTCATACGGCCATTTCCTGCCGCCTTTTTGCCCTCACACCCTTGGCAGGTTCACGCACGCTCACTGCATAATCACTTATGCAGCGGACATTAGATTTATCGTATAGTTCTGCTTCGCAAATCCCTGATAGGCGTTTTTTATGTCCTCCATGCTAGTGCCCATTTTATTGGCATTGTCGGACATATCCTGCATAGCCATATCCGCGATATCTGCCGCCTTGGCAGTGTCCCCAGCCACACTCTGCAAAAGACTTGCCGAAAAACTGGTAGTCAGCTCCATGTACTCGTTCGCAGACATGCCAGCTGTACGGTATGCTTCTGCAGCATTTTGTTTAACTTTATCGGCACTATCTTTAAACAGCGTTTCAATGCCGCCGATGCTCTGTTGCAGCGTAGCACCCTCGGTGATTGCAGCCGACAAGGCTTTTCCGATGGCAGCCGTCGCAATAATGCCCTTCAACGCGCCAATGAGCTTTCCGCCAAAACCTTTACCGGCGGCCGTTCCGGCACTGTCAGCCTCTCCGCCTAAGGCTTGCGTGATGCTGCCCTTGATGCCCTGCGCTGATGGTACAATCTGCACATAGGCCTTTGCTAATTCAGTTGCCATGATTCACCCCCGTTATCCGCTCCCATTCAGCTTCAAAATCTTCTGCATTTTTAAAGGATTGTACCGGCCCGCAGTTGCGCCCCTGCCCCATCATAGCCGACAGAATTGAGGCTGGCCGCTTTCGACCTGCTTGGCCGTCTTTGGTCTGTGCCCAAGCCAAAAAAGAAAGTCTATCTACGGCGGCGGACAACAACAATGTATCCGTGGCAACGCGCATGCCAGATAGATGCATTTTGATGCGGGAATCATCCCTCAAACCGACAGCGAGCGTTGCCAGCAAGGCAGCCGGCAACGCTCGATAGTCTAAAATCCCGTATGTTTCCGCGAAATCACACACCAGCGCGTCCTCATTCGCGGCGATCATGTCGGCGAGGGCGATTATTTTTTTCCTTTTGCACCAAATGCCGAGAATATTTCGATCAGCTCCTGGCTCACAGCGTCGACAGGAACACGTCCGTCATCGTTTCGCAGATGGTCGTACAGATTCTTGCGCATATCTTTTCCGAGCAGCAGCAGGCACGCCCTTGAGATTGCAATGGGGTTGTCATCTTCCGTCTCGGCCAAAGCGTCAACGAGTTCCATATTGTTGATGGCGTTTTCATCAAGCGCAAACAGGAATCCGGATTTTGTTTTTCCCTCTACCATGATGCCCCTCCTTATGCACTCGCCGCATTCTTGATGTATTCGTAATGCGTGTTGCCACTGCTGTCAGCCGACGCGGTGATCGTGGTCTCGTATCCGACTTCCTTCTCATCCGCATAGGTAATGTCGCCCACCTCGGACACTTTGCCGTTGGGGATGACAATGCGTTTTGCGACGCTGCCGCGCAGGATCATATCGACAACCCACACGCATGCAGGCTGCTCGGTGTTATTGGCTTTGACCGTGATACCGGTCTCCAGCGTCCCGGTAACATTCGAATCTCCGTATACGGCTTTCAGAGCCTCGATGTTCAACGCTTCAATGAGCGTAAACTTGAAGGTGTCTTCCTTGCTGCTCTGGTATGTGTATACGGTATCGCCGCCCCAGGCCTTGATGCTGTCACTCTCGGGCGAATTGCTGTTTACAAGTCCTTCCTCGCTGGCATATCCCAACTCCTTGAACGCAACATCAAGCTCTGAAGACGCATCCGTGGGCAGGCTTGTGCCCAGAGGAGCGCGATAGATGGCACCGCCCGTTTTGGGTTTGCTCACGGTTACTTTGGTCGCGTCTGCCATAGTCCTTTATCTCCTTTCGTAGTGCGTCACATCGTATACCGCCTGATAGCGATATCGTTTGGACGCTGTATCGGTAAAATTGTAATCGCTGTTTAACCGTGCCGCACCGATATCTGCCAGCTCGGGTAAACTGTCCATGGCTTGCTTTACCTGGTCGTTTAGCTGTGCCGCTTCCAGCAGGCTCCCGGCATATGACTGCACCGCCATCATGGCCGTGCAGATGCAGTTTTTTCGGCTGCTGCTGGTTTTTTCCAGCACAACAAAAGATGCTGGAGCTTTCTCCGGCACCTCCATGAAAATAGGCACGGCGAGTTTTTCGGCCAGATGATCCAATATGATTTTTTCGATCATACGTGTCACCTCATTGCCTTAAGCATCGTATTGTTTTTCAAATTGTCATTTTCAGCGGCGTTCGTGGCGGCGCCTACGATAGCCACTGCGCGTGTTTGTGCGATATACACCTCATAGCCATCTCCAGCCCGTGACTTGATCTCTGCGGCGCGTGCCTCCATAACGGCTTTCATCTCCGCGCTGCGCAGTAGCCCTCGCACACCGGCTGAGTTCAGCACGACCTTCAGTTTACCCATACCGCTCCACCTTCACCTTTTTGTTCCAAAGCAGCGGGATTAAATCCTCGATGCCATGGGTCACGCTGCCATAGGTGCGAAATTTTTTGCCGAAAAATTCGACAGTCGCATTTTCCCAGTCGTGGGCGTCCCCTTTGGGAATGCCCAGCGTGTAGGCGATTCGCTTGCCGTACAACTGCAGGTCGTTGACGATGTCCTCTGCTGTAGGTTCACCCACAAGCACGTTGGGAACGTCTATCGTGGTTTCGGCATAGACCGGCGCGTTGAATGCGTCAGTGCCTGTCTGCGACTTTACATAGAGCCGGACGGTAATGCCATGAATCATTCTGCCGCCACCCCTTCCAGCGGACTGTAGCAGCCGATTTTGTTTCCGATGCCAAGCAGCCGCTTTTCAAGCTTGGACAGATACATCTCACCCACGCTGCCGCTGTTCATGGTCCAGCTTTGTGAATATCCGAGAGCCGCCACTGAACCCTGCGTCGCTCCCGTAGGAAATGTGATGGCGTCACCCTCGCCGCTGCCAAGCTGTCGGCGCACCATCCGGCAGGAGACAAGCGCTTTTGCATCTGCGGCCGCCTCTTTGTTGTAGGCGTCGATGATGACGGCGGCCTCCTCCAGCATTGCGTCACACCGCACGGCCTCATCGCCACTCAAGGAGCGAAACCCTGCTTCAACATCTGATACTTCAGCATATTTCATCGCCGAACCTCATTTCTTTGCGGGCGCGCACTTCTTTCCGGCCTGCCGTGGCGTTTTCTCTGGACGTGCAGGGGCCGTTCTGGCCCCCGCAGCATCCTTTTCAACAGGTTTGTGACCCGCAAGGCGGTATTCCTCCTCGCGTCCTGGAGCCACCCACATGCACGTCCCCGTTAAGCTGTTGATGAACTCCGCCATGGTTAGCCACCCGTCTTTGCCTTGCCCGTAAGTTTGTTAAATACGGAGGTATCGCAGCGGAAACCGACTTCGATCTCAGCGCGGACGGCGAACATATTCTGCTCAAACAGATTGATGGTGCTCTCGCCGTCGGTCAGTGTTGCCTGGTCGGAAATAGCGATCTGTACGCCCTCCACAGTACCGTATACAGCCTGCGTCCAGTCGCCTGCAAAGCCCACGACTGCATCGGCGGAGGAAGTCTCGGCGATGTAAGCGCCCTTGCTCTGCTTGACAGGCGCGCCCAGGATCATCGGAACCGCTCCATCCGCCACGTTGTTGATGAACAGCGGGCGCTTGTTGCCATCCACGGCAGTCAGCAGCATGGATTTCGCCTTCGGGGAAAGAACCCAGCCGTTCAGAATGCCATCATGGTCAGCAATGTCCGCGTCCGCTGCCACAAGTCCGCCGTAGGCATCGGTCAGGATGCTCTGGGCAGTGCATTCTGCCAGAGAATCGAAATTGGAGCCGGGCACGTCAGCCGCGCCGAAAACAGTGGCGTCGAACTTCTTGGCCAACACGCCCGGCAGCCGCTGCACCATGGCGTCGTAAAGCGCTTTCGCGTCACGGCGGAACTGATTGGAGAAAGGCACGATGACTGCCAGAGTGTAAGGGGCCATCTGCTTGGTTGCCAGAGTGCCGCGCTTGACCGGCTTCTTTTCGGTCTCTCCGACCCAGCCGGCTTCTGGATCGCCGGTAATGATCGGCACGGTTACGCCAAGGCCGGGCAACGCAATCCGACGCGCCAGGCGCATAACGGCGGAGGATTCCTGTGTCTTCTGCAAAATATCGCCAGAAACAGCAGGGGGGAGTGAGATAGAAGTCGTTCGGTTGATATCAATAGATGTAGAAACTGCCATAATTTTTTCTCCTTTACTTCATGACCTGGTTGAACCACTCAGCGAACTGCTCGCTGGCGGTCCCACTAGGCTGGTTGTTTGGGTCCCCGCCGTCCCTTACGTTCGGATAGCCGGACACAAAGGCGTTGGGGTCGGTCTTTTTGTAGTCGGCAAGGAAGTCATCAAAGCCCAGCAGCTTGCCGTCCTGCAGGGTCAGATTTTTGGCCTTCAGTTCTGCCAGAAAGCTTTTTTTTGCGCTCTCGCAGGAAAAACGGACACCGGACACGGCACTCTGGGCGGCAAAATCGCTCTGCAGTGCGGCCACCTGTGCCTGGGCTTTACTTTCTGCCTCTGCGGCCTTATTTTTCCAGTCGGGGTCGTAGCCCTCCAGTTTCTTGTTGGCCTCATCCAGCTGATTCTTTGCGGCGTCCCGCTCAGTGGTCAGGGTGGTGATGGTCTGCTTCTGGCGTTCGATATCAGCGCCGTGCAAATCCATGATTTTGGTGAGCTGCTCATCGGTGATGTCGGGGAGAATCTCTTTTACTTCCTCGCGCTTCATATTCAATCCTTTCCGCCCTGTGCTTTTTACGGGGTCGCTCCCTCGGGCTGTACAGTTTTACGCCGTGCCGGGCATATTTGGGTATAAAAAGTGCCCGTCCACCCCTCATGCGGGGAAAGCAGGCATGAAAAAACCACGGTGCAATGGCATCGTGGTTAAATAAATTCATCATAGTTCTTGCTCTTCATGCTTCACCTGTTTCCATTGACATTTAACGTAGCTTATGCTATATTGTGTATAAGCAATCGTCAATGGTTGCCGCAAAGTGAGATGTCCTCCGCTATTTTCGGTGGGGGGCATCTCACTTTTTCTTATACCTTTTTGCGCCTGACAATTGGTCGTTCGAGATGACCAGAATGTCAATGTCGGCGTCCGAATGATTCCATTGCATACGTTTGTCTATTACAGGCCACAGTACTGCAGAATCATACTCTGTACTGCCAAAATTAAGAATGATGCCACCAGGATTTTCTCTTATCTGCTGCAGTCCATGCCGAATAGAAGAATTAGCGGATTTTTCACTGGATGCTGTTTTCAAATCCCACAACTTCCCGTTCCAGATATAATCGGGGCGCTTTTCACCTTCAACTGAAGATTCGTTTAGAAGCTCAATGTCGCCGCCGAGAGTATCGTGTAGCCATTGGGCTGTTCTGATTTCTGAGACGTGGCGTGTCTGGTCATACCCATCGCCGTAGGTGATGGATCCATGCCCTGGTGATGCTGTGCGCAAATATTCTTCAAGCACATCTACCGGGCCGCTGCGGGCTTTCCGTGCTGCATACGCCTCCCGCTTTTGAGCGTTGATCTTCTCCTTGTTTTTGGCGTACTGCGCCCGGCGCATGGCGTTGATGTCGCCGCCATAGTCCTCATACTGCTTCAGATATTTTTCCGGGTCGTACCCCGCCACGCTGGTGCGGCTGTCAAACCGCACGGCGTATTCGCAGTTGCAATGGGCGTGGATGTGCTCGGCGTGGCCGCCTTTGAGGGCCTTTTTACTGGCCCTCTGCCAGCCGCGGCTTGCCAGCGTGATGCAGAATGCACAAGTGTCTCCATGGGGAACCCACGCCCACTCAGCGCCGTCGCGGATGGCGTTTTTCAGCGTGGTATCCGCCCCGGCGCGCTTCACAAGACGGCTCACGCCGCCCTGCAGCTGCGGCGGATTC